ATTTAAATTAACTGAATTGAAAAGCTCTGCAAGAAAAGCGGACATAGCCCTAGTTCGGCAAGTTGCAATGTATATTTGCCGCGAGCTTTTGCAAAAATCTCTCCCAACAATTGGTTATTATTTTGGCGGTCGCGATCACACAACCGTTCTTCATGGGCATCGGAAAGTCAAAAATATGATTTTGTCGCGTCAACTTCTGATGAACGGCAAACCCTTTAACCTAGACCGGATAGGAGAAATCTAATGTTCATTCTTGTCATCTTAGTCAATGTATCAGCGTTTCAAGCACCAGCAGAAGGCCAACGATTATTTGACACGATGGCAAAATGCGAAGCAACGCAAAAGCGTATAGCCGTGCTCTACAAGGAACACGTCAAGATTAAAATCAAATGCACACGGATTGCTTAGAGGGTAACACATGCCAAAAAACAAAGACCGCTACGAAATACACTTAAACGGTGAGTTTCATTCTGCAAAGAAAACACGCAGATCCGCAAATATGGTCGCAGCTACGTTATCCGGCAATGTTGAGATAAAAGACACAGACCCACCAAAGGCAAAAGTCAAGGGTGAGGGATTTGTTATGGAGCAAGAGGTGGTTGATCCTCATGAGACACAGAAGACCACCAAAGTTAAACGGGCTAAACATCAAGCACCTATTGAGCGTATGCACCAACGTGGGTTTATAACGCTTCAGCAGTACCATGCAGCGCAGAAATACTATCATGCTCACATTGTATCATCTGGACAGACAAACCTAGCCATAGACTACGCAAAAGAACGTGTGGACACATTCGGCAATGGCGAGAGTATCCAAATATCAGAACTAAACGCCAAGCAGGATCTACAGGACGCAAACAAGCAGCTATCGAAAATCGAGGTGTATCGTTTGGAGGCTATTCTTGTTCAAGAGCAAACACTGCGTAGATATTGTCTTGCTACATTCCGAACAGATAACACCCGCCGGCAACAGAAAGAATCTGCATCTCTAAAGCAGTCTCTTACGACATTGGCGGTACTTTGGGGATATGAGAGCAGAGGAAGGAAAGTAGCATGATTGATGCGTTAATGTTGGCTTGGAATACATGGCGAAGCATTCGGCGAGCTGCATGTGAATTAACAGGTGGGCATAAGTTCAGAGAAACGGCTGGCATCAAAAAAGGCGACAAGTGGATTTCTTGCTACATTGAATGCAGTAGATGTGGGCGTTTGGTTGATATTGATAAACCAAATGCATCGGATAAATAATAGGATCGGACATGGTTAGTATTCCAGAGAAAGTACGCAGGACAGCTCAAGATGGTGATGGTTATTTTGCACAAAAAGATATTAGCTTGCTTAACCTTGCGGCTGACGAGATTGAACGAATGCACTTAGCCCTTAGCGAGATACTTGAATCGGATGATTTGAGTTACATAAAAACGCGGGCATTAGTGGCCTTGCCAGACAACGATGATGGGAATCATACAAATAGGGGGATAACCCCGACCGCCGCTTGACATCTGCAAACCATAAGGTAGCATGTGATTTAACATGGCGATTTGCGTTTAACGGCGGGTCACCTTTTTGATTCAGACCTTATGTTTTGTGAGATATAGGCTCCAAAGGGTAAGGGGAGAAAGCTAAGGTTTTCTCATAAATACGCATGATACTAGAACGGTATCGTTAATATGGCTAACGTCCCTGCAATTTGTATACGTTAGCCCTCCTCATTTCATACCGTGCACTCCTTACCTCAAGGCCATAACCCAAGGGTCTAGCTTGAGTATGCTCACGCCTAAGAAGCACACTGGCGCGGACCGAATGTTGTGCAAAGCACTCGGGTTATAGGAACAGTGTAAGCAGCTAAGAGGGTGATTCATGTCTGAGCTAAAAGATCAATTACGAACTGCAAAAGAAATAATTGATAAACATTTCCCCGAAGACGATGCACCTCAAGGGCTTTTGTTAGATGTTGTTAGGTCAATTAGAGAAAGCGAAACTAAAGGTTATAACGAGGGCGTAGAATCGTATTGTGAAGAAATCGTGGAAGATCTTCTTAGATACGGTCCTCATGCTCCTGTGGGCATTCTACCAAATTTTCGAGGCATTTTCACCAATGACAACATTGCTATCAATGACTAAAGAAAATGCCCCAGGCTTTAAACCAGTATCAGCACAAGACCTTATTGAAGAGGCAAGAAAAGCACGAGAGCTAGATGAACGACAAGAAGCTTGAAGGCATCAAAGGGATAACCAACGAAACAATCCATGAAGTGCTGATAGCTCGCAATAACCTAATGCTTGAAGCTGTCATTGCCGCTTACATGGATACAAGTACACCAGAAGAAACAGCGGCAATACTCGAAGAACACGCAAGGCAGTTAAGAGAATATGGCTGATAAGCTAACACCAAAGCAAGAGGCATTTGCTCAAAAGTACGTTGAGTGCAGCAACGCTTCGGAAGCTTATAGATTTGCTTATAATGTAGGTGAAGGGGCAAAGCCTGAAACTATTTGGAAAGAGGCTTATTCGTTGCTTGGAAACCCCAAGGTTGCCCCTATGGTCGAAAAGCTGCAACAAGAACACCGTGAAAGGCATTCAGTAACCGTTGATAGCCTTACTCAAGAGCTAGAAGAAGCAAGACTAGTAGCAACAGCCGAAAAGCAAGGCGCAGCTATGACAAGCGCAACAATGGGCAAAGCTAAACTTCATGGTCTTCTCGTTGATAAGAACGAACACACCGGCAAAGACGGTGGCCCAATCGAAACAACAGGTATAGCGATTTACCAGCTACCAGATAATGGCAGATCATCAACCGATTAGTCCGCAGGAAGGTCCACAAGAGACTTTTCTAGCAAGTGCCGCTGATATAGCAATTTACGGCGGTGCAGCGGGTGGCGGGAAGTCTTGGGCAATCTTGCTAGAGGCTTTACGCAATACGGGGAACAAGGAATTTGGCGCTACAATATTTCGGCGCAATTCAGTCCAAATTAGAAACGAGGGCGGTTTATGGGATGAAAGCGAAAAGCTTTACCCTGCCGTTGGCGCAAGTCCTAAGTCGCATGTTTTAGAGTGGTCGTTTCCATCTGGCTCAAAGATTAGTTTTGCTCATCTAGAGCACGACAAAACAGTATTGAACTATCAAGGGTCACAAATACCTTTGATTTGCTTTGACGAGCTAACACATTTTAGTGCCAAGCAGTTTTGGTACATGCTTTCACGTAATCGCTCGATGTGTGGTGTTAAGCCATATGTGAGGGCAACTTGTAACCCTGATGCTGATAGCTGGGTTGCTAAATTTATCGAATGGTGGATTGACCAAGACACAGGCTTAGCCATTCCAGAGCGTTCCGGCGTTATTCGTTGGTTTGTCCGTTCAGGTGAAACGATTGTATGGGCTGATAACCCTGAAGAATTAGAACAATACAAAATGAAGGATGAGAACGGCAAAGACGTTCCTATTCCTCCTAAGTCGGTAACGTTTGTTAGTTCAAAGCTAACCGATAATAAAGCGCTTATGGCTGCTGATCCTAGCTACATGGCTAACTTGATGGCCTTGAGTGTGGTTGATCGCGAAAGATTGTTAGGCGGCAACTGGAAGATTAGACCTTCGTCGGGCTTATATTTCAAGCGAGATTGGGTCGAAGTTGTTGATGTTGTTCCAGCAGGCTTACAGGTCGTAAGAGGTTGGGATTTAGCGGCAACGCCTGAAGATGGCAACAACGATCCAGATTGGACTTGCGGCACAAAGATGGGTGTTGATCAATCTGGCACATATTACGTTTTAGACCACAAATATGAGAGATTTAGTCCTAGCGGTGTTGAGCGCCTTGTCAAGAACACAGCAACGCAAGACGGGCGCGGGACAATGATTAGTTTGCCTCAAGATCCTGGGCAGGCTGGCAAGTCTCAGAAGTCAACATATTTAAAATTGTTAGCTGGTTACAATATTCGATCAAACACAGTCACGGGCGATAAAGTCACTCGTTTTTCTGGTTTTTCAGCGCAGGCAGAAGGCGGCAACGTCAAAGTATTGCGCGGTTCTTGGAATGATAGATGGTTCATAGAGCTTGAAAACTTTCCACCAGAGGAAGGCCATGACGATGATGCGGATTCAACAGCACAGGCTTTTAATGAATTGGCTAAACCTAAACCAAGCACAAAAACAAAAACCGTAGCAGGGGCTTATTAATGACAGTTGAAACAAAGCACCCCGCTTTTAATACGTCGAGGGTGAGTGAATACAAGCTTATGGCTGCATCAGCTGAAGGTGAGAGCGCTATTAAGCTAGCTGCTGAGACTTACCTTCCCAAGCCTAGCGGGTTTAGAACTGACAACAATAACGCAATGTACGCGGCTTATAAGAACCGTGCTCAATTCCCCGATATTGTATCGCCTACTGTTTCGGCAATGGTTGGCATTATTCATGGCAAAGAGATTGCTATCGAAAAGCCTGATAGCATGGCTTACGTTGATGAAAAGGCCACATTAGAGGGGCTAAGCCTTGAAGCATTCCATAGGCGCATTACATCAGCATTACTTAAAAAAGGTCGTTACGGTGTTCTTGTAGATGCACCTGAAAGCGGTGGCGATCCGTATATGTGCGGTTATGACGGTGATCGGATTATCAATTGGGAGAGCGATGGCTCGTTTTACGTCATCGATGATAGCGGTTCTGTTCGCACCGGTTATGATTGGACGGATGAAAACAAGCATATTGTTCTTGAGATGCTTGAAGGATCATACACCCAGAAAGAAGTTAAAGACGCTGGTGAGCTGGAAATAACGCCAGGTATGAGGGGCGGCGGTGCTCTTGAAAGAATACCTTTCGTCGTTGCTAATGCTCGCGACATCTCAACAGATATGTTGCCTCCTCCATTAATCGGTGTTGCTCGTGCTGCATTGGCTATTTATCAGTTATCAGCAGATTACAGACATCAATTATTTATGTCAGGTCAAGAAACGCTTGTAATCATCAATGGTGACGCTCCTACCGCGATTGGTGCGGGTGTTGTTCATGAGTTGCGCGGGTCTGAAGGTATGGAGCCGGATGCTAAGTATGTAGGCCCTGATTGCGCAGGTATTGAAGCCCACGAACGTGCAATGGAAAGCAATAAACAGGCTGCTATTCTTGCCGGTGCAAAGCTTCTTGAGCAAGACGATAAAGGCGTAAACGAAAGCGGTAAGGCTCGTAAGCTTAGATTTGCATCTGAGACAGCTACGCTATCGGATATTGCTAAGGTATCATGTGAGGTTCTTGAAAAGTCATTGCGTAACGTAGCGATGATGCAAGGGCTATCAGAAGCAGAACAAGAGAAAATCACGGTAACACCACCAAAAGACTTGATGGACACAACGATCACACCGCAAGACGCAAAAGCGCTTGTGGAAGCGTGGCAAGCTGGTGGGTTTAGCTACCGAACACTTCACGAGAACCTAATCAGGGGAGGCATTGCCAATCCAGAGCGGGAACTTGAAGACGAATTGCTAGAGATGGACGACGATCCAGAGGCAATACGACAAGCACAGCTAGAGGCTATTACTCCTGCTAAATAAGACTGTCGATGACAGAAATCAAACATAAGGATAATGAGCGATGCTCAAGACCGTACTTGAAACCATGGATGGCATCGATGATGCGTTCAAATCACTATACACTGAAACAGATGGCAAGTTCGTACTTCAGATTGAAGGCGTTGACCATCATCCAGACGTTGCAAACCTCAAAAGCGCTTACGAGCGTGTAAAGCAAGACAAAGCTGCTGTTATGGCTGAGCGTGATACGTTCAAAGCCAAGGCTGAAACAATGCCAGAAGATTTCGATCTTTCCGCATGGGAAAAAGCTAAATCAGGCAAAGCAGACGAGGCGGCATTGATTAAAATGCGCGCTGAATTAGAGGCTGACCGCGATAGCTGGAAAAACAAAGCCGGTGAAGCTGAAGGAAAACTTAGCCGTTTTGCGGTTGAGCGTGACTTAGGCGATGCACTGTTGGCGGCTGGCATTACAGACCCTGGTTTATCTCAAGGTGCAAGAGCAATCTTAGCATCTCAGGTAAAAACAGGTGATGACGGTAAAGCAATTGTTGAGAGTGATATGGGGCCTTTAGGCGTTGGCGATTATGTCAAACGTTGGGCTGCAGGTGATGGCAAGGCTTTTGTAACCCCTCCAAGTGGTGGTGGTCGCAAAGGTGGTGACGGTTCTGGTCAAACAAGTGACAATCCTTGGAAAACAGAAACCCGCAACCTGACAAAGCAAGCGGAAATCATGAAATCAAATCCAGAAGAAGCCGCCCGATTAAAGGCCGCTGCTGGTATTACATAGGAACCATAAAAAATGGCTGTTACAAAAATCGCGGACGTAATCGTCCCTGAAGTATTTAACCCTTATGTCACTGAGCGAACATCTGATCTTGCTCGTTTTTATCTAGGTGGCATTGTTTCTACAAACCCTGAACTTGATCGCTTGGCAACTGCTGGCGGTAAGCTCATCAATATGCCTTTTTGGTCTGATCTTTCAGGCGATGATGAGGTGTTGTCTGATAGTTCAGCGCTAACTCCTGCTAAAATCACAGCTTCACAAGACGTTGCTGCGTTGCTTATGCGTGGTAAAGCATGGTCGGTAAACGATTTGGCTGTTGCTCTATCTGGTGACGATCCAATGGGCGCTGTTGGTGATCTTGTTGCTGCATATTGGGCGCGTAAGCGTTCTGCTGTTGCATTGGCTGCTTTAAAGGGTGCTATTGCTGACAACGTTGCAAACGATAGCGGTGATATGGTTGCAAATGTTGCCGGCGCAACAAACGATGATGTTGCCGCAACGACAAAGTTCTCAGGCGATGTATTCATTGATGGTCAAGCCACATTTGGCGATGCTATCGGCGGCTTGTCTGGCGTTGCATTCCACCCAACAGTTTATCACAATCTTAAAAAGCTCGATAACATCAGCTTCGAAAAAGAAAGCCAAGGCGATCTTGAAGTTGAAACATATCGCGGCCTTCGTGTGATTGTTGACCGCAATATGCCGTTTACGGCTGCTGCTGGTACTGGTGGTACGGATGCGGCTGCATCTTACACAACTTACCTATTCGGCCAAGGCGCTCTTGGTATGGGTAACGGTGGCGCGCCTGTCCCAACAGAAACAGATCGCGATAGCCTTGCTGGTGAAGACATCCTGGTGACACGTGATCACTTCATCATGCACCCACGCGGCATCAAGTTTACAAGCTCAAGTGTTGCGGGTGCTTCTCCAACAAATGCAGAGCTTGGCGCTGCTGCAAACTGGGATCGTGTGTATGAGCGTGAAAACGTTCGTGTCGCATCGATCGTAACCAACGGTTAATCGAAGCTTTGAGAGGGGTAATCGAGCCCCTCTCTTTTTTAAAGGATAAGTAAATGTCTGCAACAGCATTTCAACGTATGCGCCGTGAGGCTGCTAAAAAAGAAAATAAGATTGAACTTGGCACTGATAGTGGTGATCAGCTTTCAGATAAGCAACTACGCGCTGCAATCAAAGACGTGACAGGCGAAAGTCCAGCGGGTCGTACAAGCCGTGAAACGCTTATCAAAACATACAACGAATTGAACGCGGAATAATAGATTATGGCTCTAACTGTTGAAGATGGCTCAAGCGTTGCTAATGCAGATGCGTTTGTCTCAATTGTTGATTGTGATGCTTATCACACGTCCAAGGGCAATACTACTTGGACTGGTGACGACACAACAGTAAAAGAGCCAGCTATTCGACGTGCTACGAGCTATTTAAACGGCCTAAACTGGCTTGGATCACGTGTTAACGGTCGTTCACAAGCCCTTTCATGGCCCCGTAAAGATGTAACGGACGCTGAAGGCAACGAGATTGCAACAGATGAATTGCCGCAAGAGGTGATTGACGCGTGTTGTGAGCTTGCCTTGCGCGAATTGGTAGAAGCTAATTCGATTAGTCCTGATTTTACACCATCTGATAAGATTTCACGTGAAAAGATTGGGGATCTTGAAGTCGAATATGCGGGGACATCAAATTCCGTTCGTTCGGTAACGCCTGTCATACCTGTTGTTGATAGCCTGATTAACCAATTCTTGGTTTCTGGTGGCTCTTCTACAAAGTTTCTCAATAGATCATGAGTACATTCGATTATACAAAGGCACAGGCAACAGCCAAACGCCTTATTAAGCGTTTTGGGAAGAATGCCACGCTGAAAGTATTGGCTGGCTCTGGTGATGCTTGGAACCCTACGCAAACGCCATCAGAACAGTCAGTGATTATTGCAATATCTAAGTATAACAACTCACAAATTGACGGGACGCTCGTTAAACAAGGCGATAAAAAGATTTATATCTCAACGGAAGGCGCAACAATCGCTCCTGATGTTGGTCACAAACTCGCGATAACAGGCTCTCCAGATCATTCAATTGTTAACGTTATGCCGCTTTCTCCTGCTGGTACGGTTGTTTATTGGGAAGTGCAAGCTAGATCATGACATTTGACCAGCTTCTTAGCCAATATGACAAGGAACTCAATCAAGCCTTTCTTGCTAGTATCGATGAGATTAAATCTAAGATACGCATAAAGGAAATCATTGAGGCTCTTGATAGAGGCGATAAACGCGCCGCGCTTGATGTGTTGTTTCTTGAACGTGAGGCGTATGCAGAATTTGAACGTGTTCTGGAACAAGCTTTCGAGGATGGTGGGGACCATATCATTCAAGAGCTTGGTGAGTTGCGCGACCAAGAGGCAAATAGATTTGTATTTCGGTTTAACGCTCGTAACTTGGCTGCTGAGAGAATTATCCGTGAGCATTCATCAAATCTAATTACACGGATTGTTGATGACCAAAAAGAAGCGGTTAGAACGGCGTTAGAGCAGGGCTTGCAAGAGGGTAACAATCCTAGAACTGTTGCACTTGATATCGTTGGCCGTATTGATCAGCGTACAGGTCGTAGAACAGGCGGCATACTTGGCCTCACAACGGCGCAAGAGAAAGCGATGGCAAAAGCTAAGCTGGAACTGCAAAACGGTGACTACGGTTCGTTTATGACGCGCTCAAGACGTGATCGACGCTTTGATGCGATGCTAACAAAGGCAAAACAAGAAGATAAGGCTTTATCTAAGGCTCAAATCAGCAAGCTATTGTCTCGTTACTCTGACAGGCTTCTAAAATTACGCGGTGACACAATCGGGCGAACTGAAGCGCTAACGGCTTTGAGCACGGCTGAATACACAGCTATGGAGCAGTTAGTTGCTACGGGCAAGATAAGCGCAAACCAAATAACGGGCCTTTGGGACGCTTCAAGAGATATAAAAACACGTATTGATCATATGATTGCCAATGGGCAGCTTATTAAATTTGGCGAACGGTTTAAAGTTGGTGGCAAACTAATGAAGCATCCGGGTGACCCAAATGGCGGCGCGGATCAAGTTGTAAATTGTAGATGCAGAGCAAGATGGCGAATAAATTATTTTGCTAACTAGGAACGAGATACGTGAAATATAGATCGAATGTAAATTGTAAAACCAGGAATGGTGAAGTTCCTTCATGGCTTTTTAAAAAGTCAAAATCAAAAGAAAAACATGAATGTATTATATGGCCTTTTTCAAAAACGGGAAACGGCTATGGTAAGTTAAGATATAATGGAAAATTTTATTTAGCTCACAGGCTTATGTGTGAGTTAAAGCATGGCAAACCTAAGAATGAAAAACTAGAGGCTTCTCATTCATGTGGGAATAAATATTGTGTCAATCCAAATCATTTAACATGGAAAACACATAAACAAAATGAAGCTGATAAAATCAAGCATGGAACTTTAGTCTTAACAGCCATCAAAAATTCATCTGTTTGTAATCCTGAAATGGTTAGGCAGATAAGGAAAATAGGTAAATCTCAAACTGGAAGAGAACTAGCTAAAAAATTCGGTATTAGCCCTCAACAAATTTCTTCGATACTGGCTAGAAAAACATGGGCTTGGCTTGATTAAATGGCAACGTTTAGCGCAACAGTTGATAAGTGGATATCTGACTCGGAAGAAAAAATGGAAGCTGTGTTTAAAACGGCTGTTCAATTCACAATTGACGATGCGCTAGACAGAACGCCAGTTGATACGGGGTTTCTTAAATCATCAATGACGGTTTCGTTATCTGGATTTACGCCGCTACGTGAGAAGGGTTTTAGCCTAAACAATTCAGCATATGAGATGATCATAGCAGGCGCTGATTTAGGCGATACGATTTACGCTAACTATGTGGCAAATTATGCGCAGCATGTCGAGCATGGTGCAAAAGGCCGTGCAGGGCGGCACATGGTCAAATTAAGCGCGCAGGCATGGCAATCACATGTTAATCGGGCTGTTTCTTTAGCGACTTAGCAATAGCCGCATCAATTGCATTATTCATGTTGTCGAACGCTTCGCGGTGAACACGCAAGGCGGTATCGATAGCGACATTATCACAGCTTTCATCGCCCAATATATCGCGGGCTTCTTTTAAGCGTCTTAACCCTTCATTGGGGGATATTTTTAATGGCATTAACTGGCGAAGCCTTATTAGAGGATGCGTTATTTAGGCATTTAAGCACATTAGTAACAGATCCCGCAACAACCTTTGCATGGCCTAACATCAATCATGATGGCAGCGTACCGCGTTTGGAAGTGGACCACGCGCCTAATACAACACAGTCAGCAACACTTGAGGGCGCTAAAAACCTTCAGGGGTTCATTATTGTTACAGTCGTAACCGCTGCGCACATTGGCACGGCATACGGGCGAGATATAGCAACTCAGGTTATTGATCATTTCCCAGGCAATCTCAAACTACATACGACTGATTATGTAATCCGGTTTAATCAACCGCCTTCTATTTCACAGAAGATAATTGACGGGGCTGAAGTTCGCTTCCCTGTCGCAATACCATACAACGCTAACGATTAGGAAATTAAAATGGCAAAACGTGGTGGCATGAAAAATGCAAAAGTGTATGTGTCTGTTACGGCTGCGGATGGTGACACACCTGAAGCGCAAAACTCAGACCTAAATCAAACAGCTTTCGAGGCGCTTGACTGGCAGCAAGTCGGCAATGTGGGTGAGATTGGTGAATTTGGTACTGTTCAAGAAATGGCAACCTATTTCACTCTTGATCGCGCTGTTGCGGATAAAATCAAAACAACGGCTAACGCTGGTGATCCGGTAATTGAATGTGCTGAAGATGTAACCGACAAAGGCCAGATTGCATTAAAAGCAGCAGGTGCAACATCATTCACTGATGCAATTGCAATTAAGTTTGAGTATGATGATATGCCTTCAGGCGGTTCGAATAACACAATCCGTTATTCTCGCGCATTGATTGGCGGTCCTGTTTATCCAAACGGTCGTATTGAAGACTTCCAACTTATCCGCTTTACGGCTGGTATGGTTCAAGAAGTTCTTGAGGACCCTGCTGTATAATGGATATTGCAAGCCTATATTCCGACACCACGACAATTGAGATTAAAGACCCAACAAATTCTAAGCCCATTGGAATTACTGTTGAGGTCCGATCTCCTGAGAGCGATGAAGTCAAAGCGGTGCAACGTGCATGGCAAGACAAGGTTCTCAAGTCGAAGGGTAAGGATATCACAGCAGAAGATGCTGACAATCAAGCAGTAGAAACACTTATTGCTGTTGTTGCATCTTGGGAATGGGATAAAGAATTAAAATGGTGTGATAAAACTCCTGATAATTCCGATGCTTTTAAGCGTGAAGTCCTATCAAGTAAAGCTGGCTCGTTTATCCTACGCCAAATTGATGCGGCTCATGGAGATGAAGCCCGTTTTTTCGCGAACTCGGTGAAGACTTAGCGAAAGCCGTTTTCTCCGAGGTTAAATATAATACAAAAAATCAGCACGGCGAAACTAGATTAGAGCGTAATATGCGCTTTGGTCAAAAGACTGAAATATGTTCGGCGCCTGAATATGGCCTTCATATCTGGCATTGGTTTTGGCGCTTAAATACATACCGTAAAATAGATGGTGAGAGCGCGGAACCTATACCACCGGAACGCATTGCCGAATGGTCTAGGTTAACGGGCGAAACAATTAATCGAAATGAATTTAACATTCTTGCCATGATGGATATGAAATTCCGTGAGGCATGGGCGATTGAAGCTGCAAACAACGCGGCGATTGAAAAAGAAGAAAGCGAACGTTAATGGACGTAGCTGTAATTGGGCTTAAAGCTCATTCTGAGACAATCAAAGAGGCTACCAAAGACCTCAAAGGCATGTCCAGCGCTTCGAAACAGGCCGAGGCAGCTAATAGGTCTCGTGAAAAGTCGGATATTGCGGCAGCGGGTGCTGCTAAAGCAAATGCGATAGCAACAAAAGCCCTTGCGAGTGCATCGGGTGCGGCTGCATTTCGCCAACGTCAATTAGCCGTACAGTCTTTAGATGTTGCGCAGTCTCTTGCGCTTGGTATGCCCCCGATGATGGTTGCAATCCAACAAGGTGGTCAGTTAGCCGGCATCTATGCAGGGCAGGGCGGCATTAAAGGTGCATTTCAAGAGGCGACAGCCTCAGTTATGCGGTTTACCCGTGCAAACCCTGCATTAATCGCTGTTGGTATCGCTACAGCAGCTTTGTTTTCTGGTATGACATACGAAATCAACAAAACAACTGATGTTTCGGTCGGGTTTGGTGACGTGTTTAAAGCAACGATGCATGTTGCAAAAGACGCGATTAGCGGCGTTCTAAAGCCTGCTGTTGATGCAATTGCCCCATTTGTTCAAGCGGCATGGGATGCATCGGTTCAATACACCAAAAACAAAATGAATAGCATGATTGGTGTTGCGGTCGGTGCTTATAAATACATCATGGCTGAATGGTCTAATATGCCTGCTGCGTTTGCTGATATCTCTATCATGTCTGCAAATGCTTTAATCTCATGGGCCAAATATGGCGCAAATGAGGTGATCGGCATTTATGGTGATATGCTCGCAAAGATTAATTCTATTGTAGGTACGTCATTTTCGCGCCCTGGCATGATTACGGATGATTTATCAATTGCCAATCCGTTTGCTGGCGCTGCAAGCTCTACGGCGGGTGTAGAAGCGTTTAGAGAGGCAATGAACTATGATTATCTTGGTTCTACGTTTGACGCTATTCGTGACAAGGCTGTTGAACTTGCAATCGCAGGTCAAGATGCTGGTGACAAGTTATCTAATGCAGCTAAGAAGGCAATCGACCCTTGGGACGATTTAAGAAGCGGAACAAACAAAGCTCTTGAAAAATTAAAAGAGGTCAAAGATTACGCTGCTGATCTAACCAAAGGTTTTGTATCTGAACTGCGAAGTGGTTTAGAGGCTGGTAAAGGTTTCTGGAACTCATTTGGCGATGCCGCAATGAACGTCCTGAATAAAATCATGGACACTATGGTTAGTAATTCTATCGATAGTTTCTTTGGTGGTATGACAGCAGGCAGCACAGGCGGTGGGATTTTAAGCTCTATTGGTAGCTTGCTAGGCTTTTCAGAAGGTGGATATACGGGCAACGGTGGTAAATATCAACCTGCTGGCGTTGTTCACGGCGGTGAGTATGTATTCAGCAAAGATCGAGTTAATCAACTAGGTTTAGGCTTCTTAGAGAACTTGCATGGTGGTTATGCTCAAGGCGGTTACGTTGGTGCATCCCCTGCAATGTCAGCGCCTACTATGCGAGCCTCATCACCGGCCAATCAGAATATTGTTGTAACAGGCCAAATCCAGGTCACAAGCGACGATGACAAGTTTAAAGCTGAAATGGTGGAAGTATCTGCGAGCGTGGTCCAATCTGCGGCTCCTAGCATTGTCTCACAATCAACAGCGGACGCAAAAACGGCATTCTCAAAAGGTGGGTTTGATAGCGCGGCGGGTGGTCGCTTTGGTCTGGCTGCGAGGGCTAATTCACGATGACAAATACATGGCCCTCAACACTGCCTAGCCCATTATCAGGAACGCTTGAAAAGGGTGACGTGTCCCCCTGGGTTTCCGATGGTTCGGAAGTTGGCGCACCACGTAGACGTAAGCGCTTTACTCGTAGCTTAGCGACATTCAAGTTTGATATGCTTTTAAGTGAGGCGCAGCTCGCAACACTTGAGACATTTTACACGACAACGCTAGATCACGGTGTTGAGAACTTTGAATGGACACACCCTAAAACAAGCACGGTTTATACAGTCCAGTTCAATGCAAAGTTCAAAGAAAAGCATAGAGCAACGGATTATTACGATATCACTGTTGAATTGAGTGAAATCTAATGACTGTGACAACACAGCAACGTCATAAGGTTAACCGCGACCCTATTAGAGACCCACATATTATCTTGTTGGAATTTCAAGAGGATGGGAACTCTATAGTTGAACGTGCTGCCATTAACACCGAAGATTTTACTTTTGAGAGTAACGTTTTTACAGCGGCGGGAATTACCGTGAAATTGCCAAGCGCTGAGAATAACGAGCCAACAGCAAGTTTGTCTGCTTCTAACGTTGAATTAGTTCTAGGCCGTGCACTTAACGCCGCAACAAGGCGCATAAACGTCCGCATGATCTTGGTTGATACATCAGAGCCAGACACGGCAATTTTAGACACTGGCAACCTTCTCGTTGCAACATCTTCGACAATTAGCGGCGTTATGGTTGAAATGAACCTTGCGGCCCGTGCGAGTATGCAAGAGCCTGTGCCGAATAGACGAACATCGCAAAACTCTTTTCCGGGGACATGGGTACGATGAAAGTTAATGATTTTATCGATCAGGCTTTACTTATCCCATACGTTAAAGGCGGCATGAAAATGTCCGGCGCTGATTGTTGGGGCATTGTTGAGCTATATTATAAGCACGTTCTTGGAATTGAGCTAGATAATAGAGGCGATATCGAAGCGGGGCATATGGGCATTCAAGAGGGCTTTGACCAAGCAACAAATTGGAAGCCAATTGATAAGCCTGAAAATCATTGTTTGGTTGCTCTAAGGGCAGGGCGCGTAAAGGTCGGTCACATTGGCGTTTATGTTGATGGTCACGTTTTACACAGCGCGGATGAAGAAACGGGTTGCGTTTTCCAACCTATTTCAGATCGATTTATTAAAACTAGAATTACTGCGTATTTGAGGTATCAATGAACCAGATCGCCGTTGAAAATTTTGCGCAGGACGTAGGCCTAGGGCATGTTCATAAAGTTCCGGCTGGTTATACCGTCGAACAAATTGCAGAACATTTCTTCGAGAGCTTAGACGGGTTAACTGCTTGGATTAAAGCACCTGAAGGCTATGTGACTGAATGGATCGAAGTTAACCGCGCAACATGGAAGCTGATGCGACCTAAGATTAGTGGCGTTCTTAAATTTGGTTATAGAGTGCAAAAAAGCGCCCTTAAAACTGTATTTGCTATCGTTGCTGCTATTACGGTTGCGGTTGTTGCCCCTTGGCTGGCTGGTACGGCGTTGTTTTCAACATTTGGCGCGTTCGCTGGTACGGCGGCGGCTTTGGTTGTTTCTGCGGGTGTGTCGCTGCTTTCAAATGCTTTATTCCCCGCTTCTACTGATAGCGGGATTGTAAGCGCTTCAGGTGGTTCAAATGAAAATTCTACCTATTCAAACGTAGAAAGCGACAATAATGTAATTGCAAAAGCTGCTTACCTTCCTGTTGTTGCTGGTATTCGTCGAATTTCGTTGCCTGAAATAGCACAACCTAGAATGTTCTTGAGTGCTGATACAGGCTTGCAAACTGTTCATCGCATATTCGGGCTTCATGGTGAGCATGAAATAACAGACATTCAAGTTGATGGGGTTTCTATTGATGATAATGAAGCGTTTGAATATGAAGTAATTAATGGCGCTGAAGACGACCCAACAGAAACATTTATTGATAAGGTGTCTTGGTCCGATAGTGTGCGATCTGAATTATCGAACTTTTCGCTAACTAACTTGCTTTTGGTTGATCAGGACGAGCCAAGCAACAGCCTCCCCTTGTGGGAGCGTTTCACAAGTCGATACGATAGCCAGATGGAAGCTATTAATATTCGCTTGCAATTGTCTGGCATGATACAAAGCTCTTCTGCTGGAACATCAGTGCGTGTTCCTGTCAGAGTAAGATTTCGTGAGGCTGATACCGACGATGATTGGACAAATCTGCCTGAAATTCATTTCGTCGGGAACTTGTCTTCTACAGCCATTCAAGAACTTACGATTAGATGGGATAATGATTTCGGCACGGCTGATACGACTGGCTATATTAGTCACCAATTTTTTCAAAATGTACCAGCGGCAACGGCAGGAACATTGTCACAAGGTACAACGGGCGATCAGTGGCAAGCGGATAGTCAATTTGTGGATGGTTCAGGACTGCGTGACGTGCAAAACATTACTGGTGGGCGAAACGGTGTTAGGATTCAACTAGACCCAACCGTTTCGCCAAAAGCTAAATATGAAATTGAAATTCAGCGGGGTTACGCGACATCTCAAAGCGGCCTGAATACATCGACTTATGTCTATTCAGGCGCTGTTCATTCGTTCTTTGATGCTTATTCAACAACTTCGGGCTGGTCGGTAAAAACTGATCAATCAGACTATCTTGCACAGGCTCAAATTTCGTTTGTTTCGACAGTTTCAGATCGTCAACCTTGTCAACGTCCAAACACGGCATTAGTTGCTATTAAAAGTCGGGGCCAGTCGATTAAAAATGTTACCGCATTATGCGGGGCTAAAGTTCTTGATTGGGACGGTAGCGCATGGGCGACAAAAACGACAAGCTCTAACCCTGCTACACATTATTATTCAATGCTGTCAAAGTTTTATGATTATCACGGTGTCTCGTTAGATTTGATTGATGAAGATTCAATTTTAGCATTTAGACAAGAGTGTATTGATAAAGGTTATGAGGTTTCAACATCGGTTGCAGGTGCGACAACAGCAGAAACACTGTCTTCTATTGCGGTTGCGGGTTTTGCAAAGCCTGCCGTTTCCATTGGGGTTGGTGTTGATTATTTCAGGGACCGTTCAAATGATAGACCTGTTCAAACATTTAGCCCAAGAAATGCGACAATCGAATTAGCGCTCAATCATGGTGTTAAACCGATGGGTATTAGGGCCAAATTCCAAAACGAAGAAAACGGATATATTGATGATGAAATAGAGGTTAACAATCCTTTTTATTCATCTGATCGAGTTTATGAAGTCCAAGAATACCCAACAATTACAAACCCTGAATTAGTTCGTAAACGTGCTTACTTTGATCTTATGCAGATACATGAGCAATCACGTAGAACATGGTTGATTGAAACTTCGCTTGAAGGCACAATTTGTAAGCCTGGGGATCTTGTCGGCGTTGTTACTGATTTGCTTGATGATCTTTCATTTGGTGCGCGTGTTTCTAGTGTTGAAAGCGGTTCTATATTTGAGATTGATCAAGACGTTCCGGTGCAATCGACTGAAAGCATATATGACACTGATAACATTTTTTCAGAGGCCAATGTTTTCACAACTGGTGAACAAAGCGTAATATTTATATCTACGCCAACCGGCACACATCAATCAGTAATCACAGGCTTAAGCGGTCGCACTATTCGGATTGCCGATCCATTAGATACGACTAATTTTAAAGGCGCTCACGTAACGATTGGGCCTCTTACAAACTTTATGAACAGATGTATCGTGAAGCAAGTCAACAGGCTTGATGAAGAAAGATCAGAGCTGGTTCTCGTTGATGAAGCACCAAATATTTATAGCGCTATGGAGGCGAAATTTTCATGACAGCAACTCGCGATATTGGTGACCTGACAACGGATGATGATGGTGAGCGCTCAGGTGCAGAATTTGTTGCAACAACACGAGAAAGCATTCAAGAGCTTTGGGCTTTAAATGGCGGCACTCTTTCAAATGTTTCTGGCACTAATTCGATTACTGCGGATATTTTTGTAAGCGATGGTTTTGACGCGTTAACAAATGGCCTTAGAGTGGATTTTACCCCTGTGAACACTAACACGGGCGCGGTTGAAATTAATGTTGGTGATAAAGGGTTAAAGTCTCTTAAGTCCGCTTCTGGTGATGCACTTTCAGCGGGCGATTTAGTCGCCGGAACTCATGTTGAAATCATATTCAATAGTGATGATGATTATTGGTGGGTAAATGGTTCGAGCGGTTCAACTAACGTTACTGTTGAGGGCGGGTTGCAAGTCAAGCGTTCTGAAGTAACTCGGTTGCTTTCAGAGCAGGGGCCAGATACGGCAGAAACATCAATTTTGTCACGTTCGTTTCAGTGCACTTATACCAACTCAATTGTTGCTATTAATGGCTCTATTTCAAGAATCACAAGCACAGGAACAAGCGACAATGCAGGAGCTGATATAAAGCTTTATGTAGATAGTGTTTTAACCGAAACAATTACAGCGCCTTGTATCACAGATAGTTACGCGGACACATCGATATATTTTACGTATTTACCAGCAGACACGGACGCTCATACTTATGAAATCCGTGTAGAATGCGATATCGAAACTACTTATCCAGTTTCTTCGAATTGGTTCTATATCGCAGAAAATAGGCCAAATTAATAATGGGTTATAATCCAAGAATATTTATCGATGGTTACACAGCCAGCGACTATAGAGTGCTGCTTTCTCCAATTGAAGTAGAACTTTCTAGCCTTGATATGTCAACCATTGTTGCCCGTAAGATAAATATTGACCCACCAATTGGTGATATTTTGCTCTCAGGTGATGCTCAATCAGGGCTTGATTATCTTTTATTATCTGGCGATGCGCAAACAGGTTCAGATCGCCTATCTCGCACATTTAACAGTGCTATAAAGGTCAAGACGGGAAGTATCCAGTTTCTTATTGGAAGTCAATTTGATGTTGGCGCGGGTCCTATATCTGTATCAACAAATGTAGTTAGAACTCTGAAAGGTTATAGAACAACAGTAACCGCTAATGATGATGCTATTGAAGGCCATGACGTAAGGTCTTTGGTCCAATATCTTACAGCAATTACGCCAGGTGAAATAAGTGCTTCAGGACAATCAATTAATTTCAATGATGGGTCTCTATTCTCAATTGATACAGCGCAAATCTCTGCAACAGGTGGCACGGTAGAGACGAGGGTTGATTTAGTCTCATCTGTTGCGAGCGCACCATTACAAGTTACTGGTGGGAACATCGGTGCTCTTGTCCAGTACAAATCAAACGTTGCCCTTGGTGGTATTGAAGCAAATACGCAAGATATTGATCTATTATATTCAAGACTTGTCAGTGCTGGAACATCTTCAATAACGGCAACAGGCAAGACGCTAAATACAATTTATGACAGATTATCAAGTGTTGAAGTTGAGGAATTGGTCGTAGATGGCCAAGTTGTTCAAACGCTAGCTGGCTTTAAAACAAGCATTCAGCTTTCAAACATCGAGGTCACTGGAAACACAATCAATCTAAGCCAAGCGGCTGATGCACTATTGCTATCAGGCGATGAGCAGTCAGGCGGCGATTATGTGCTGCTCTCAGGTGATGCTCAATCAGGATCAGACAAAATTCTAACAAGCAAAGTATAAAGGAATAAAACATGCCTTCACTCGTAATTTATCAGCCATTTTATGAAGAGCTTCTTCAAGGCACACACGATTTTGATAACGACACATTTAAATGTCTATTTAGCAATACCACGCCAGATATAACCCACGACTTGTTCGCTGATCTAACAGACATTACAGCAGAAAACGGCTATACTGCTGGTGGCGTAACTCTTGACGGTGTTACTGTTTCAAGAACTGCTGGCGTTGCAAAAGTATCGATTACTGATGAGGTCTTTACGGCTTCAGGCGGTACTGTTGGGCCTTTTGAACACTTTATTGTTTACAATAGTTCAGCAACCGATAGCCCGCTAGTTGGTTATGTGACACGCACAGAAGGTGCGGTTACCTTATCAGACGGTGAAAGTATCACATTGGATTTTGATGGTACGAACGGTGCCATTACACTACAGGCTTCTGCATAATGGCTGATAGTCAGGTTGGCGACCTTACAGCCGCAACAACGCCGCTTTCTGGATCTGAGGATATTCACGCTGTGCAATCTGGAAACAGTCGCAAGTTAACACCTAACAATATCTTGGAAAAAGGCGCTGTACGTTTTGATGGTGTGCAATCATTAACGGATGCACAAAAAGAGCAGGCCCGCTCAAACATTGGCGGTGTCATACCAAATGCTGTTATTGAAGACCAAAAAGCATATAACGTTGCAGGCGGGACGTTTACGGCTGCGGCTTGGCAAACTAGAGACTTCAATACAGAGGTTCGCGATCCAGACAGTTTAATCTCAGTGAGTTCAAATGCATTTACAGTTACAGTCGATGGATGGGTAGAATGGAGTTGTCCTGCATTCATGACGGATCGACACACAACACGACTATATAATGTTACTGATAGTGCTGTTGTCGTATATGGCACTACTGAGTATGCGCGAAATTCCTACACTGTTCAAAATAGATCATTTGGTGGAGGCGCGGTTGTTGCAGGTAAAACTTATAGAATAGAGCATTACGCGGCGGTTACAAGATCAACTCAAGGCTTCGGCGTGGAGTCTGATAATTCGGGTGTGGCGAGTGTCTATTCTCGCCTAAAATTTTGGAGAGCTTAAAATGAAGTATGCAAAAATTGTTAACGGTGTTGTTGATGCTGTTTCTCTTTTCCCGCAGCCAGATAGTTCTTTTGTAGAGGTAGACGAAGACGTTTTTGCCGGTTTCATTCAAAATAAAAATGGCTCGTTTTCTCAACCGGAAGCTATACCACCATCGCCTAGAAGATATGGTGAATTTCGAGAGTTTATGGATCTTTTTACTGATAATGAACAGCTTGGCATTATTTTAGCTACGCAGAAAGACCCAATAATTAAACGCTGGTATGATAAGGCTATGGGTGGTTCTTCTTTCAGCCTGGATCATTCACAAACGGAGTTGGGCTTATCTGCTTTAGTATCGAATGGACTATTAACTGCCGAGCGGAAGGTTGAGGTCTTATCAACGGATTTTGATGCCCGATCTTGAATGTACATGGTGGCCTGATAATTGGTTCGGGCTAAACATAACTGATTGCTGTATAGAGCATGATTTAGGGTCTTCCGATTGGGAGCTTTTTTTATGTGTGGGTGAGCAAGACCTGCGCTTATGGCCGGTCGCATTTGTGATGCTTGTTGGCCTGGCAACGCTTGGGAAAATTTACCGAAAATTCCAGCGTAAATAATCAAAGGAAATTAAATATGAAAGTCTCAGAACGAGGCCTTGCTGAAATTGCAGGCCACGAAGGAATTGTGCTGTCTCGATATAAAGATAGTGTGGGTGTCTGGACCATTGGAATAGGGCATACTGTCAATGCAGGCCAGCCAGACCCCTCTAAAGTAGCGCGAGAATTAAGCCTGAGAGAGGTTATGGAGATTTTCGCACGTGATGTCCAGAAATTCGAAAGGCGCGTTAACAAGGCATTCTCAAAGCCATTAACACAAGCACAGTTTGATGCGGCTGTATCATTTGATTTCAATACCGGAGGTATTCATCGAGCATCTTGGGTTAAAAAGTTCAATGCTGGCGATATTAAAGGTGCTCGCAAATCGTTTATGGCATGGCGCAAACCAAAGGAAATCATCCCTCGCAGACAAGCGGAGAGAGATTTGTTCTTTGATGGCAAATATTCGGGCAATGGTAAGGTAAACACCTACAAGGCTACTTCGACCGGTAAGGTCATGTGGTCGAGCGGTCAGCGTGTAACACTACCAAGCTTAAGTTCTGGCAATCTTGCTCGTCCAAATAACGACAACAAGTCAAAACAAAAGAAAAAAGCAAATAAAGCAGGGCCTTTAGTTGTCGGCGGTGGCTTGGTAGTGGGTGCTTTGTACAACTGGTGGGATAATGTCACAGCTTTCTTTGCGGGGTGGTTCTAATGGAATGGTTACGCAATAAGCTCAAAGGATATCGAACTATTCTTGTTAACGTCTTCATGTCGATTATGCCTATCTTGGAAATGTCAGAGTTGCTCCAGGTAATGCCTGATGGCTGGCAAAACTGGTACGCTATCGCAATGGCTGTGATTAACCTCTGGCTTCGCTCGATCACAACAACGCCGATGGGTAAGCGCTTATGATAGGTAAAATTCTGTCATGGTTATCAGGTGGTGCGATTGAGGCTATCGGAAAGCAACTAACTCATG